TTAGCCCTTCACGTTGGCTACGGACGGGTCGTTGGCGTCCGTCTTAGAGTCGGGCTTGGGAGAGTTGGGCTGGTTCTCAATGGTACCGTAACTGGCCTCAGCCAGATCCAGTACCGTCTCGTTCTCCCCATCCTTGTACTTGCCAGGGATGGGGCCGCCCGTTCCAAACTTGCCAAAGACGCTCATAGCATCCTCCTTTAGAGGCGGGTCGCACCCGTGAGGAGCCGGATGTAACGGTATTCTGCTGGGGTCCCAGTATTCTGGAAGCCGGGGACGCACTCGAAGAATACCTTGGCTGCCACGGTGGAAAGAGAGTTGTCGGGGTCGTAGGTGCCGCCGCTGCCCAGGGGCTTCACCACGGTGCGGGCCGTCATGTCGTCGGACTCGCACACATAGTACGCCTCGGGGGCGATCATCAGGTTCTGGAAGCCGCTGGCCTTGGCCGACATGCCCTTGGCCCCGATGAGCGGGAGCACGTTGGTCGAGGTGATGATGCGGGCACCGTAGATACGGCCCAGTTCGCCACGGTACAGCTTCTCAACAGTAGCGTCGGTGGCGTACTGGTTGATGTTGACCCACTGATTGCTGCCGCTGAGGGCCGCAGCAAGGTCATAGGCGACCATCGGGTGGAGAACGAGCGGGTAGTTGCCATCCGGGGGACGCGGGTTGTTGAAGGCATCCAGGGTAGCGACGGCTCGCATGACGGTGGATGCGCGAAGGGTGGAGGCAGTAGCAACGCTACCCGACGACGCGCCCTTCACGTTCGTGGAGTCGAAGTAGTACCCCTTGGACGACAGCACATTACGGCAGCGGCTATCCATCTGGAGGGCGAGATCGCGGGCGAGGTCGCGCAGGGCCAACTCGGTGGCATCACCGATAGCCGTGAGCAGGATGATGTCGCTGTTGGCATACACGCCAACGAACTTCTGAAGCTGGCCGCTGACCCACTGGCCCGACAGGGCACGAGCGGAGATGGCAGCCAGGGTGCCGAAGTTCGTGGAGGCTACAACAGCCACGTTACCCGTCTTACGAATAAGGCGGGGGATACGGATGGTCAGACCGAAGTTACGAGGTACCTTCCTCTTGGCACCCAACTGATAGTAAAACAGGTTGGGGTAGAGGTTCTCACCGAACACAGCATCCCAGTAATACGGTACGAAGTTACTGAGTGAGGTCGGTGTGGTTGCGCCTACAGCGGTGGGCATAGTTTGCCCCTCCTGGCACTACCGTGCCATGAATCCCTGTCCGTTGTCGCCCAGTTTATAGCCATACTTAGCGGCAATCTGACGCATCGCAGAGGCTTTCTTGTCGTCTTGGAGGCCCATAGCCTGGGCCATATCGCGGTTGAAAGCCGTCGTGAGTGCGTCCTGGGTGAGGTCAGCGGACTGGGGCTGCGTGTTTTCTACGAAAGTGACTCTCCGCAGCACGTTCTGCGGCATCGCAGGTGCGGCTGAAGGAGGTGCCTGGGGAGCCATTTGCTGCGGGGGCAGCATAGGTGGCTGTACACCGGGCTGTTGCTGTCGTTCCATACGGAGCATGGTTTCCATGGCCGCGATGTTATCGGGAGCAATCCACGGGTGGCGTTGACGGAGGCGCATTTCGTCCGTGGGGGTGATACCGGCAGCACGTTTGCTGCTATCCATCAACTGCTGGCGCATCTGCTGCTGTTGCTGCTGCAACTGCATGTTCTGCATGGCCAGTGTCTGGACGGCGGGGATCACCTCGTTAGCGAACAATTTACGCACATCCTTGCCGTAGACCATATCCTCGTCACGAATATCAGCGAGGGGATCGCGGGGTGGGCCATACCCGTACTGGGGTGCGACAGGGGGAGGGTAAGCCATAGGGGACTGCTGTGGGGCAACGAACTGTTGAGCCTGGGCCTGCTGGTACTGAGCCATCATCGCATTGGTGGTTTCGAGCAATTCCTGCACCTTTCGGCGCAACTCGCCCTTTTCGTTCTCGGACTGGCCGTAGAGTTGCTTGAAGTGGTCCAGTTCACCCCTGATATTGGCCACATCAACCTGGGTAGGGTCATACTGGCCCTGTGGGTTGACGGACTGCATCACGGCAGCATACTGGGCCTGTTGGGCCTGCAACTCCAACTCGGCAGGCGAGGTGGGATCACGCACGACTCCAGCCAACGTGTTAGGCTCCTGCGTAGTAAGACCCCAGCGTTGAGCAGACGTGGGAACGCCTGTACGCTGGTCATTACCCAGCATGTACTCCTTGAGGTCGGTGTCAGTTGCGGGTGCCATCGTTACCTGTGTGTTCCCTGTGGGCTGACCCTCGAACGGCATACATCCTCCTGCGGCTGTTAGACCTGCGCCACCTTCGTCTTACCTGCCACTGCTGCCCTGTGAGAGGTCAGTGACGGGCCACGCAAGGGGGCGTGGAGCTTGCACCAATTCGCTGGTGCGGCGTTTGTACCTACCCTATTAGAGGTAAGTACATAGTTAATATAGGTTAGCGGCATACAAATGTCAAAACACTTCAATACGGTCATCGCTGTGGAGGTCCTGGGAGCGGCCTGCACGGGCTAACTGGGCCTCACGAGCCTTGAGGAGGGCTTCGTAATCGCGGTGAATGGACGGGGCGTGGAGAATGATGTGGTCCAGTACGAATATAGTGGTACGCTTCTCGTCGTCATGGGGTTGGCCCCACTTGTCAAGGGTGCCACGTACCAGTTCATCAGCTAGCCCCTGGCGTAACTGGACAATCATGGCGTTGAAGTCCTGCCATGCACGACTCGCTTCGACATCCTTATACGCTAGATGGGCAGTCTCTAACGAATGGCCACGGTCGCTGTTAGGCTCCAAGGAGCGGATTCGTTTGAACCCCGAAGTTACTAAGTGGTGCTCCACCCATTGACGCTGCTTCTCCTGGCTGCGACATGTCTTGCATTCCACCAGTCGGGCCAGCCATTTGCGAACCCATCCCACCAGGGCCACCTTGTCCTCCCCCACCACCCAACATCCCCTGTTGGATCATGGACTGCGCCTGTAACTGGCGCTGTTCCGCTAGCTCATCTTCGGACATCACGAACGTATCGGGCTTCTTCCAGCCACGATCCTTCAACAGGCGCACGAATATCTCGCGTGCCTTGGCGATTTCAGCAAACTGAGGTACGGCGAGTAGCTGGATCAACTCTTGGTCCATACTGACGCGGGTGGCCTTGGACAGCGCAAATAACCCGCCACCTACCACGAAGTCTACGGGGATCTGGAGATGAGTGAGGTCTACCTGTGCGTACTCCTCACCCATTTTGACCAACTCAGGCTTGGTCATACGCATCTGGAGCCACTTCCATACCCGCTCCAGTAGCTCCTTTTTAAAGGTGTACTCTAGCAGCATCACGCTCAACGAATGGCGAGCGTTACCTTGCTGCAACAGGCGCTCTACTTCGGTGGCGGTTTGACGGCCAGCAGCCGACACGCCCCTCATCACGTCGGTCGCGCCACTAACGTCCTCGGCCTGCAACTGGCGGTACTCGTCCTCTTTGTAAGTCTCGGGGAGGGCGGGGCGGCGTTCCATGACCGCGAACACATCCCTGATGGGCTGGTTTTGCTCAACTTGGACTTCGATGAACCCACCCGGTTGGAACAGCGTTTGATTATCGCCCACGACAGCGTTCTTGCGGGTGATATACTGCTGCCATACGTTAAGGTACACCTCATCGAGGCGCATGTTGGCGAGGCGGGATTGCTGGTCAGCAAGTGGGCCTACGTACTCTAGGATGGATGCGCCGTATAGCCTGCCTGGGATGACGATGGACCGTATCGGGAAGTACGGGGGGCGCATGTCGGGCGTAGGGGCGGGTTCGTCGCGCAGCATATAGCGCCCGTTAGCCAGTACCTGGAGCCGCCATGCTACTTGGGGGTTGTTACCGCGACACTCCGGTGGCACCCAGCCCCAGCACTGCCACAGTTTAACGCCTTGGCCATCGCGCATGGGGCTGACGGTGTGCCACGGGATGCCCTCGGTAGCTTGCGGTTCACGAACGTACTCGGTGGACACACCTGCGACCATCGTACCGCGCCGCGCATCCCCTAGACTATCTAGCCCACCGTACATACCCGCTTGGGTGTGCATCGGTGATTCACTGAGCAGCAACTGGAGGGCTTCCTTATCATACAGCGTACCGTCGTGGTTCTCCTGCTCCTCGGTTAGCTCCTCTAGCGTGGTGTCGATTTCCTCAATATACCAGCGCCCACGGCCTGATGGGTCGGGCCAGATGCGGTCGAGGGACCGCCACTCGAAGTCAGGCCCATTAAAAAACTCCTCCGTGATAACACGCTGCTCCACACCTTGCGTAATCTGTGGATTACCATTCTCATC